CAGAGCACCATCTGCATTGAACACACCAGTATCACTATTGTCGCCATTTTGAGCAACATAGTTCAGGTTAACAAGAAATCCACCTTTACCTTTTTGAGTAGGTTGTTTCCACTGAGCACCAAAACCAGCACCAGTTGCCTTGTTATAGACACCAGAGGCACCACCAAGTTGGAAGAAGTCAAGGATATCTGACTTATAAGCAGAAGGAATCCAAGCCATCTCTGTGTTACGAACCAGAGGACCAGCAGTCAGAGTTACACTGTTAGTAACTGGGAACTGATAGTAAAGACGATCAATGACTGCTTGGTTCTCATAAGTTTCTGCCTTGTCCAGTTTGAACAGAGAAGAACTTGAACCAAAAGGATCACTGCTGAAGTTACCAGAACGAATACGAGTACGAAGCAAATCCTTACCTGTGAATGAAGTATCAAAGTTCAGACGAAGGTCATAGTTAAATGCGGTGTTGCCAACGTTTCCACCATCATTTGTTTTTAAACCAGGAACTCCACCAAGAACAAAGCTAGCTTCACCCTTAAGTTTGGTTGTAGTAGAAAATTGGGTTGCTTGAAGTTGCCCAACTTTACTTTCAAGACCATCTACACGAGAAGTAATCACTGTGAGTTCTGCATCAAACTCAGCAAGGAGTTTTTTGAGTTCATCAGTAGTTTCAGTTACACGATCCAAGCAAGCATTGAGAAGGGCAGCTGCTTCAAAGCGAGTCATTGCCTGACGACCAACAAAGGTGCCATTAGGATAACCTGCCACACAACCATAACGTTCTACAAGATTGCCAAGTGCCTGATAAGCCCAATCAGTGGGTTGGATATCAGAGAATTGTGTAATGCTGGTAACTTGTTGTACTGAGGCATACTTGTTGACATCCTCATTATTGAGTTCTGCAGCATTCACAGCAGGAGCAACAAGACCCAGTGCAACAGGCACGAGCATTAGTTGTTTGAGAAAATTCATAAAAATTTTTTTTAGTACTAAACTACAATTGTTAAGAAATCTAACTATTAGATTTCAAGTACGTATTTATATTATCCTAAAAATTTTATTTTGTCAACCCACCAAAGGTTCCCAAAAACCATAGTAATCATAATCTAATAATTGTTGTGTTCCCATTTCTGGAGATCTACTTTTCCAAAAGTTTAAAACTCCCTCTACATTATTTTTATGGAAAATTTCAATATGGTCTTGATGAATACCAGAGTCAAAGTCATATCTATAAGTAAACAAAGGCATTGAATATGTTCTGCCTGTATTGTAGATAATTTCTTCAGATGTTGCTCTTGGTTTCAATTTTTGGTCCAACCTAAACTTATCACCCCTTACGTGCAACTTCAGAATCTTTGCTGCATGATGTCTTGTAATTATATAAAATGCTGCACAAAAATCATTAATTAATCTTGGATGAAGATTTGCTCTCAAATTTTTAGTGCTGGTAATTGCACATTGTAATACATCCCAATCATATGGAGCATGAGAAATAAATCCACTCCAAGTGAAAGGCCAATAAGGGACTGTATCAAACACAATATCATCTTCACATATAATAATGTAATCTAAATCTGTTTCTTCATAAAAATATTTAATTGCTTTTAGGTGCGACATTGTACAACCAAGTTCACCTTGAGTAATCATTTCTGGGTATCTTCCTACCAAAAGATCGCTAACATCATTATCACCCCTAGCATCAATGGCAGAAATCCTTGTATGAGGAATCTCATAGAAATCTAACAAACTTGTCATATGTTCTTGTCTGTTAGTTTCAGTATCAAGATTAATCCAAAGAATTGGACCCATCCCTTTAAGTTTTTTTCTCACTGTAGATGTATCAGTCATTTATTTTTAATCCAGTCCAAAACATTTATACTGTAATTCCACCCCAAATCATTCTTAATTTTATCAATAGATGCTCTAGAATGCAATACCTCTCCAGGACGTTCTGGAATACTCATTTGATAATGTGAAATAAGGTCTGCTATTTCTTTGATTTCTATACCTTTTCCAGTGCCTACATTATAAACTTCACCATAATTTTTTAGCTCTCTTTGTGAAGCAAGGATGTTTGCCAAAACTACATCAGACACATGAACGAAGTCTCTTGTCTGATACCCATCTCCAATAATAGTTAATGGTTCACTATTGCGTTTTTGATTTTCAAAGATGGACATTACTGGAGCATATTGACCTGTTTTGGGATTACCTTCACCATAAACATTAAAGTATCTAAAGATTATTGTTTTGATACCATACAACTCATAATACATTTTACAAAGTTGTTCACCAGTATACTTTGATATTGAATATGTATTCATACAATGAACTTGGTTTGTCTCTATGCTTGGAATAAACAAGGTATTTCCATAAACAGCAGAAGTTGAGGAAAATATAAACTTCTTAATATTATGAATTCTTGAACACTCCAAAGAGTTCATAGTAGATAATACATTATTAGACATACTTTCATTTGGCTTCTCCACACAATATGGAATAGAAACCTCTGAAGCTAAATGAAATACATTGTCTACACCTTCAAATAAGTGAAGATACTTTGTATATCTTTCTGACAAATCTTGAAGATAGTATTGTGCATTTTTATTTTTTACTTTTGGATACACTCTATCCAAAACAATAACATCATGTCCTATTTCAACCAACCTGTTGACAAGATTGGAACCAATAAAACCAGCACCCCCAGTAACTAAACTTTTCATCTTTTAAGTTGATTATAGTATTGTTGTATTAAATCTCTATGACTTTGATCGTAGATTTCATTTTCATCAAATGGTTCTCCAATAAAAGCAAAATCATCCAATGCTCTATCTCTTTTAATAGATACAGATCTTCCTTCATAATTTATAAACTCATCTGTAATAAACGCATAATCCTTTACAACAGGATATATACACTCTTTGAGAAACCATTGATCTGCAGCTTGCTCATGTGCCCATTTACTTGTCTGCAAATAGTCCTTGATTGATTGGTCTATGTTTTCTATAAATCCCCCCTCACAACCCCACATACCACCGTTGATTACCCAAGTATGACCCCACGGATGTTCCCTAATAATATGAAATGGTTGTTCAGAATCTATCCATTCATTAACTGCTAAAACTTCTCGTTCAGAAAATCTTGAATCAGTGTCTCTTGAGACAAAATAATCTACAGTGTCATCTCCAGCAGGAACAAATCTCCAAAACATACCATATGTTTTTGATTCATCTTTTGTTGGATAATAAATGCCTGATATTTCTTTAGTTATATCAATTAAATTTACATTTAATTTTTCAAGTTGTTTCAAAATATCAACAGGAACAGAATCATCATGATACATTCTCATTTCCCAATCTGGAAAATAATCATCTTTAGTTTCTGCATTTCTAATAGCACCCAATGTATATTTTGGAACATCTCCATATACACAATATGATAATACTTTAGTCATGGCTTGCCCCACTGTGGATATCTATGATCCTTCAGGAAAGAATAATCTACATTAAATTTTTCAATATCAGAATAACTTTCTCTTTGCCATGTTAAGTGAGGAACAATAACATATGCATTAATTTCTTTATGAGATTCTGCATAATGAACATCACAGGGTTTGGTAATATCTACAAGTTTATTAATAAACCTATCATAAACTGTATACTTAAAAGCAACAGAATGTGCTGCCAAAGTATATTCACATCTGTAAATATGTTCAGATACTTGGGTAAGATTCATTCCATGAAAATGCTGCCCACCAAGATACAACATATCCCAATCATTTGGAACTTCAGCATAATACTTATTGAACTTGCTATTTAAATCTTCATCAAATTCAATATCATCCTCAAGGAGTAAAAACTTTTTCGCATTAACTTGCTTTGCTAACTTAAGTGTAAACAATTGAGACAGTGCACATCCAACTGCACCTTCTTTAATTTCTGGAGGAAAATCAAGGTTCATATCTGAACCTTTAATTCCAGGAACTCTCTCCACCCAAAGGTTATGTTTATGGAATTGCTTTACAGTATCTACCATTCTATCTTTTCTATCATCAAGATTAATACAATAAATCTTGTCAAAATAATCATTCAAAGTTCTCATAGTTTTATCCACCCATCACAATATAAATCAGAAGTATCTTTATGGGACAATGAAGGTCCAAACCAAACCTTTGGAGCAATAACATTTTCACTTTTAGATAACCAAGATGCCCACCAAGAGAATGATGAGTTAGCCATAATGTGATATTTACACATGGTCATTATACACATATCAAAGTCAGCAGTATTTAATTCGGAAATTAAAAATCTATCAGACTCAAACAAAGGTTGGTTTAAACACCATTCAGGGTCATCTGAAAAAATAAGAACTGGAGAATTTGGAAGTTGTTTTAATGCTTCCTCATAATACTCTATTGGTGGCGTAGGATGAAATGATTGCAAACTTAAGTAATCACCACGTCTGATATGCAATGAAATAACTTCTCTATTAGAATCAATCTCATCAATAAAATCAGAACAATTTTTTACAAGTTCTTTTGAAAATGTAAAGTCCTTTCTAATGTCTTCTTCAATGTGTTTAAAGTATTTCTCTGACTGGAAGTATCCAACCAAATCTATTTCATCTTCGCAGTTGTTGAAAAGTTCTTCATCAAATCCATATAAAGATTCTTCAACAGATTTATAATGTGTTACTTCAGTTTGTGTATGAGAAATGTTAAATGTATTATGAATATCAACATTAGAGTTTTTTACATTAGGGTCAACAACACCAAAATAACTTTTTGGTGGAATACAAAAATCAAATCCCCTATTCGCAGCAATACCTCTCAAAGAGGCATACTGAAACATTTGATTTCCAAGTCGTCCTAAATTTCCTAATTGATTAAATGATATCATTTTTCAAAATCCAATGAGTATCCCACTCAACAAAAGGTTCTCCATCTTTAGACATAAGTTTTCCATCAAGATAGAAATCTTTTACTTCATAATTATGAGAAAGTAATTCCTTAAATCCATCATACTGATTATAAAGACCTTCATAAAGTTCTACAGAATTTGCATGTGTTTCGCAAAAGATCTCACTAATTTTTCCATCATCAATAAAAGATTTAATTGTAGTAAGAATTGAAAGGTCACTCCCTTGACAATCAGTAATCAAAGTATCAATATGATCAATGCCATTTTCACTAAGAAAATTATTAAGATTAATGGTATTGACATCAAAGGTTTTAAATGATGCTTTACCTCCAGAAAATCCTTTAGTCAAAGAAAATTCAGACAATTCTGATAGGGAAGTTGAATGTCTATTTTCAGTTACATAAAGTGTTTTAACACCTTCTGTTTCTGAGCAAGCTGCATTAATAAAAGTTACGTGTTCACAATCTGCAAACCTATTTTTCAAAATATTAAAAATTTCAGGATCAGGTTCAAATGCATAAACACTATCATACAGATTAATGTATTCTTTTAGTCCATCACCTTCATTGGTTCCAATATAAACTAATGTGCTCATTTATTTCTCCAAATATTGTTTGTAGATAAAATCTTCAAGGACTTCAATTTCTTCTATCCTTTTCAAATTATCTTTAATAGCATCCATTTTACTATAATATATTTCTTCAGATACGTCAAATTCATCAGTTAAGAAAATTATTCCATCTTCATTAAAATAGTTTTTAATGTCTGGAGATCCCAAATAAACAGGAATAGTACCAGTAGCGAAACAATCAAGAATCTTCTCAGTGAAGTACGACTCATAAAATCCATTTTCAATTACAACAGAAAACATATAATCACATAGACCTTCTTCTTTGAATTCTATTTCATTAAATCCTCTACCATAGACATCTACCTGATCACTAATCCTCGATAACCACTCTAACCTTTTTAAATGACCTTCTGTAAAATTTTTATTGGATGAGATCATGGAGATCATTTTACTTTTCTCATAAATCTTTGGTTCTTTAATCCAAAAACCATTAGCAGGACACCACTTAAATCTATCATCAAGATTTAATAGTTCTTTATTATGAGTAAAAATATATTTGAATACTTTAAAATATTCTTCATAATTGAATTTAACCTCATCTACAATGTCTGGTGTTACACACTTGGACTCTAATAACCAAGCATATTTAATTCCAGAAATTTTATCAGTAAATGCTTGATTGATCCAAGCATCAACATAAACTGTTTCAGGAAGAGAATCATCTTTTACCCATTGAACAAACTTAGATTCTTTTCCTGCCACAGAATATCCTTTATTACCACCAGTAAGATGTGTAAAGGAATCACCTACTAAATTAATTTTATACTTTTCCATTATAATAAAAACTCAAGTGAATCTGGCAATACTTTTTGTTTATGTAAACTTAAATTCTTTTGGTATATTTCTTGGTCCCCAGAAAAATGTTGTGCTACTTTATCTGCTATTAAAGAACAAATTTTTATATTCTTCAGTGTTTTTACTTTATACCCAAACTCATATGCCCTATCAGCCATATCACCATCAGCGCAATAATATCTATACTCAAAATTATACATTCCAACTTCTCTAAAGATTTTCTTTTTATATAATCCATAATTCATAACAATCTCACCATCAGGTTTATTATTAAGTAAACACCAATTATTCTGATGGTCATCGCCAGATAACCAAGTTTCATCAGTCATATCAGAAACATTGCCATATTTCCAATTGAACAAATAAAAATCATGCTCATCATCTATTTCTTGAAATATTTCTTCCCAATCATTAGATAAAAGAACATCATCATTCCACTGACAAACTATGTCATGTGATGCATTTTGTATTCCAAGATTCATAAAGTGTGGATAAGGACTTCTTTGCCCAACTTCAATTAGTTTAATTCTTGGATGATTTTCTTCTTTAATATACTCAATGGTCCCATCAGTGCTTCCACCATCAACCAATACTAGTTCAAGTTTCTCGTTTGCTTCAACTGTATTTTCTATCAATCTTTGAAGGAGTGGTCCCCTATTGAGTGTACCAGTAACAATGCTAATCATACTTTAACTAAAGATAAAATGGTTTCTTCAATTTGCTCCAAACTTTCAAAGTATTCAAAAACAAATTCACAATTAATATCAACTCCATAACAAAAACAATCAGTCTCTTTATTCCCAAAAGCATAAAATGTTTTTTGTGGATTTAAGACATTTTCTTTTGTCATAGAAAAACAAAATGGTCCAGAATTTCTACCAATAATTATATCACAAAAAGTTGAAATATAAGAAATTTCATTTAAGTCACATCTATTTAAATTTAAAATATCATCTGTAAATTTTATATTTTGAACATCAGTATTAAATTTGTGCGTTACTACAAAAATTTTATCTTCATTTTTTTTAGCACATGTTTCAATAATACTTGACATGTCTCCATAGTAATTACATTGTCCAGATAAACATGGACCATTAGAAAATAAAATTTTCTTTTGAAGAAATTGATTTACAAACTCATCTACATTCAAAAGATTAAACTTAGAATAATCCACAAAAGAAAAATATTCCTCAATGGACTTTAATTTCAAATCAGACAAAAATAATGAATTAAGATATTCATATATTTCTCCAAACATTTGATAAGAAAATCTTAAAGTACATTCTCCATTAAAAGGTTTATTAGAATCAAAATAACATCCTATCCAAGTATTAACGTACAAAATATCATTGTCTATTAAAAATTTTTCAGAATGGGAAATGTTTGGGATTTCTAAATATTCTGCATTTAAATCAGAAAGAACTATAGATTGATTTGAATGTGCATAGTAATATTTTAAGTTTATATTAGAAATAATTTCTTCTATAAAAGATTTGCTGTTGAACAAATCACCATTATGGTAATGATTAAAAAAACATATTTTTTTAACTTCAGTCATTTTGCAAAACTTTATAAAGATCTAACATTTTATTTTCATCTATGTGATGATATGTAATTTTATTTTTTATATCCAAATCTGTTTCTCCCCAGAATTCTGGAGGTTGTGAATTAAAATTATTAGAATCTACTAACTCAACTCCATTATTAAAAAAAGTAAGACCAATACTAACATCATCATGTCTAGTATTGTAATTAATAAATTCATTTATACTTTTAATAGTCTTTGTGCTGACTAACAAACCAGCTCCACCAGAGTACCATTTATATGATTTTTTAAATGATGGAGAACTAAACATAGGATTGTCTGGATGTGTTTCATATGTAAATATTTCCCCATAACCTTTACTCTCATCAGCACCTTGAGCAAAATCATTTAAATTTTTAGTATTAACAAAAGTATCATCATCTACTAAAAATAACCAATCATAATACTCCAAAACATTTTTTTCACTTTGAATTTCTATGTCTTTGAGCAGATTATAAAAATTTACACCCTTTTCTTCTAATCCACCATAAGAAGAATCTTCACAAACTTTAATTATACTATTATCCAAATCTTCATGGTCTGAATAAAAAAGATAATCATCAACGTTTTTTAACCAAGTATCTTTAATAGAATCTCTTCTATTTTGATACCTCTCTGTAGTTTTAATGCAATAAAGTATTTTCATCAATTAATTTCCTCTATGTAATTTAATCCTACTGAGTGTATTGATTTAGGATAGTTTCTAACATAATTATGCTGATATATTTTTGGTTTATTCATTTTGAAAGAATTAATCATATCTTTAAAAGAAGATTGCATCAAATGTATCTGTTCTGCATTTTCCAATAAACTAATGTAATCAAATAGTAAAAATCTTTTATCATTCCTAATGATATTGTAGTCACAATCTATGTCAATACTATATCCCCTATCTGGGTCATCATGAACAAAAGCATATGGTTCTCCAGTTGGGTTTAATGTTTTTACTAATTCTTCCTCTCTAGAATAATCTCTTTGTAAATAAAATTTAGAAAATCTAATATCAAAATCCAATCCTGCTAATGTATAAAAAGCTTTATCAAAAGTAGTGTATGTTAAGTGTTGATGTAGGTTTTCAAATCCTATTCTAATTAAATCTTTCTGCAGATTATTCTGAGTAATATAAGATACAACTTCTGGTTCTGTTTTAAAATCAAGTATTATGAGATTTTTTAAATCTCTAAACATATACTTAACATTTTTTGCATAGTGAGTATAGCAAAATAATGTTATGTGATCATACAATTCGCAAAAATGTCTAATCATTCCATTGCAAATAATATGATCCCCCAATCCAAGATGGTGGTAGATGTATCTATTCTCCACACTAGACACCCTTATATAATTTTACAGAATCTTCTCTTAAAGTCTTATTCTGAGCAATTGCATTATCTACAAGAAGATTAATTGCTTGAACCAAACGTGGCCTTTTTACTTTAAAGCAAATATCAATCTTTCTTTTTAATTCTGCAATTTCTGAGTCAGTCTTTGCTTCTTGAATGGCATCTTCAAGCATCCATGTTCTAATGTGAAGAATAGAAAGTTTTTCAACTACTTCTCCAAGATTATCAGTTTCTACATATTCAATATCTGAAATTTCTTTCCCAGAAAAAAGAACCCTATCAACAGTTTCTTTAATACACTGTTCAATTAATTCCCCAAAATTCATTACAATTCTCCAATAATTTTTTTAATAATTTCAATCTCTTTGCTAGAAACAAATTGACTGTTACCTATGTATATTCCATTTTCGTGGACAATATCAACATTCAAAATATCTTCTGAGCACTCTACATTGTAATTGAGGTATGGTTGTCTTAAAAGATTACCACCAACTATAGGTCTATATTCAATAGAATACTTATCAAAAAGTTTAATTAAATTTTGTTTAATTTCTTTTGTTTTACAAATAAATGGTAAACAAAAACAACTATTACCTAAACTTGGTTGGATTGCATAAAAATTTTTATTTTCATAAACTACCCCAAGAAATTTAAAATAATTATCTCTTCTTATTTTAATAAACTTATCAAGTCGTTTTAGTTGGGATAGACCAAGAACTGCAGCAAGTTCAGTATTTCTAAAGTTATATCCATCAGTTACAAATAAAAATGACTTTTCAATTTCAGGATTTTTGTTGATATAAGAATCAAAGTTGTCAGACACTCTTGCTAAACCATGAGATCTTTTCAGTTTCATTAGATCATAAAGTTCACTATCATTAGTGGAAATCATTCCACCTTCAATAGTAGACATGTGATGTCCAAAGTAAAAACTAAAGGTTGCTCCTAAACTTTTAGAACCAACTTTATTGCCATCCCAATCAGTACATCCATGAGATTCGCAAACATCATCTAAAATAATTGCATTTGGGAAAATCTCTTGATACTTGGTGTTGTCAGCAGGAATACCCAAAAGGTGTGTGACAAATACCATTTTAATATCTGGATGTTGTTCAGATATTCTTTCCAAATTACCAATATCAAAACTATAATTTTGAAGGTTAATATCACAAAAAATTGGAGTAAGTCCTAATTGAAAAATGGGATTGATATTTGTAACCCATGTACATGCAGGTAAAATAACTTTATCTCCAGGTTTCAATCCATACTTTTCAATCACAGCAGCAACTAAAAGAAAGTTTGCAGTGCTACCAGAAGTTACAAATAAAGAGTGTTTAGAACCAATCCAATTGGACCAAGCATCCTCAAACTCTTGAACTTTTTTTCCTTGAGTAAATTTGTCAGAAGTGAGAACAAATTTTGCAAGTTTAACTCTATCCATAAAGGATAAAGTGTTTTTCATAAGTGGCCATCTATACCCTTGCATACTTACTCCTATTCTCAAAAAACCAATCAATAGTAGTCTTCAATCCATCTTCAAGAGATGTGGATGATTTCCACCCAATAGAATTCATTTTAGAATTATCAAGTGCACGTCTAGGAGTTCCATTTGGTTTTGTGGTATCCCAAATAATTTCCCCTTCATATCCAACTAATTTAGCAACAAGTTCAGAGAGTTCTTTAATACTCACTTCTCTATCAGGACCAATGTTAATGATTTCTGGGTCATTATAATTGTTCATTAAAAAGACCAGTCCATCAGCAAGATCATCAGAAAATAAAAATTCTCTGGTTGGACTACCATCACCAAAACAGGTAACTGATGATAGTTTCTTTTCTTTTGCAGTAATAAACTTATTGATAAAACTTGGAATTACATGGCACTGAGAAATATTAAAATTATCGTTAATCCCATAAAGATTATTAGGCATTACAGAAACAGTATCCATTCCATATTGTTCTGTATATTTTTTACACATCATATACCCAGCAATCTTTGCTAAGGAATATGAAATGTTAGTTTCTTCAAGAGGACCAGTCATCAAATATTCTTCTTTAATAGGAACTGGCGCATGTTTAGGATAAATGCAAGCAGATCCAAGAAACAAAAGTTTTTTGCATCCATATCTATGAGCAGCATCAATTACATTAGTTTGAATTTGAAGATTCTCCCTAATGAAGTCTGCAGGATATTCTTTATTATATCCAATCCCACCTACTTTTGCTGCAGCAAGAAAAACATATTCTGGTTTTTTTACTTTAAAAAAACAATTAACTTCTTCAGCATCAGTAAGATCTACAACATCTTTCCCAACTGCAAGAATATTTTCATATCCTTGTGCTCTAAGTTTTCTAACTAACGCAGAACCAACAAGCCCTCTATGTCCTGCTACAAAAATTTTACTATCAAAGTCCATTTTTACACATATCCTCAACCAATTCTGTAAATGAAGTTTTAGGTTCCCAACCTAATTGTTCCTTTGCCTTAGAGGCATCACCTAACAAAGTTTCAACTTCAGCAGGTCTAAAATATTTAGGATCAACTCTAATGACTATCCTTTGACTATTATTATCAATACCAACTTCATCAAGACCTTCACCACTCCACACAATATCCATTCCAAAGTATGGTGCAGATTCTTCTACAAACTGTTTGACTGAATATTGTTTACCAGTAGCAATCACATAGTCATCAGGAGTATCCTGCTGGAGCATCAACCACATTGCTTCTACAAAGTCTTTAGCATGTCCCCAATCCCTTTTAGCATTTAGATTGCCAAGATAAAGACAATCTTGATTTCCTTTTTGAATATTAGAAAGACCAAGAGTAATTTTTCTAGTCACAAATGTTTCACCACGTCTTGGAGATTCATGATTAAACAAAATGCCTGAACTTGCGTGCATCCCATAAGATTCTCTATAGTTTTTTACAATCCAATATCCATAAATTTTAGCAACACCATAAGGTGAACGAGGATAAAATGGAGTGGTTTCTCTTTGAGGAATCTCTTGAACTAATCCATATAGTTCAGATGTAGATGCCTGATAGATTCTAGTTTTATTTTCCAATCTAAGCAATCTAACTGCTTCAAGAATACGAAGAGTCCCAAGTCCATCAACTTGTCCAGTAAACTCTGGCATTTCAAAAGAAACTTTTACATGACTTTGAGCACCAAGATTATAGATTTCATTAGGTTGAACTTCTTGGATAATTCTAATTAAATTAGTAGCATCAGACAAATCACCATAATGAAGTTTCAATTGGGAATAAATGTGATCAATTCTATCAGTATTGATAAGAGAACTTCTACGAATAATTCCATGAACTTCATATCCTTTTTCCAAAAGAAGTTCAGCAAGATAAGATCCATCTTGTCCTGTAATACCAGTGATTAAAGCAACTTTCATATACAAAATACTTTTTATATTATTATACAAAAAAAGAGGAGTTTATGCAACCCCTCTAAATTCCGTTTTTGCAGGCTCGCCACCAATTCTTTAACTGGAAATTGGAAACCAGGCGGGAGTATCCTCCATCCGCACCACCAATTCTTTGAGGAAATTGGAAACCTAATGAGGGTCATATGACTCCACCAGGATTTTTAAAGTCTCTCCATGACTGAAGGGGGTTCTTTCCCGACCAGGGCTCAGTTTTTTGTCATAACCGGGACAATAGGGATACTGGGAATTGAACCCAGACCAACCCGTTATAAGCAGGCCGCTCTACCATTAAGCTATACCCCCACAAAACTTATGGAGCATCATTGTGCTGTGTGTGTATTTTCACTAATTCATCATCTGCAGGAATCATGACTACTGTTTGTCCTTCTTCATTAATAATTGTAATGTGTTCGCCATTTTCAACTCTGCCAATAAGATTGTCAAAGTTGTTTTGAAATTCTTCCACTGTATAAGTATTCATTTCATTTTATCAATAATACTGATTACACCATGAGCATAAAAGAAAAGCAAGACTGAACCAATGCTTGCACTAATCATTGTAGCAGTTTTATTGTGCTTGTCAATAGCAGCATCAATCATCTTTTGAACTTCTTCAGGTTTCATTGCTCCCTTCAAGAAACTTTTTAAGGGGGTCGTGTTTAGTTTTTATTATCTCACAAGCCCTCCTATAAAACATATTATTTGTATTGCCAGATTCTTCAAATGTTGTTTTTATTTTCACCCAATTATTATAGGTGTGATCGTCCATTTAGAATTTTTGCAGGTGGTCATTTAATCTTAACCATATTTGCTCTGCTTCTTTTACATCTATTCCATCTTGTTTGGAATAATATATGTATTCATCTAATGCCAAAGTAATAAACTCAATGTCAGGTTTTGACAACTTTGGTGGTTCCCAACTCATCTAATTTCAAACTCCATTTTTCTAACTTTACGATTTTTACGTTCTTCCTGAAATGCCAGGTCTTGATTTGATAGCACTGCATTAGTGCTCTTCTTATTATACTCTGAATATATGATTTCTACAAGGTTTAAATTAATACCACTAATGTTTTCTCCTCTTACTGTGGTCATATTCTCACACCCACAACACTTAGTTTTGGTTGGGTGAGATTCTAATTCTATATTGCAATTTTTGCATCTGATTTTTAACATTGTTCTTCATATTTTTTTATATAGGGAAGCGGGTAACCAGATTCGAACTGGTGACTCCAACTTGGAAGGATGGCATTTTACCCCTAAACTATACCCGCATGTATGGGAGGATTATAACCTCCCTAATATTCAGTTGTCAAGTATGATTAAACTTCTGCCAGAATTAGACGAGAAGCATAGTCATGGGCATAAGATGTACGAGCACCATGATGCCCCCATCCAATCCAACTATAAGCATAGTCCATGTAACGATTGATTGATTTTCCAGGAGTTTTCATCTTCTCCTCAATCTCCTGCCACTGAACCTCATTCCTCAAATAACGAAGTTGTGTGTGAAGTGATGATGGTGAACCACCATACTTTTTAGCAAAGTCACCCAACCCATAATATCTATTAGCAGATGTCCATTGAATCAGTCCGTAACCGCGTCCACAGTTACTCCAACTGGTTTTGCTACCACCTTCACAAATGTTAGGAACAAAAGTTGATTCCTGACGAATGTTACCCATGATAGTAGCAAGGGCGTTTTTGTCTTTAATTCCAATGTTCTGGAAATATTCCAGAGCTACATTTTCATTTTCATTACACCCTTTACAAATTAACCTTTTCTCTTTTGGTTTTTCTGGAGCAACCTTTCGAATTGCTGTCTTTGATGTAGGCTCCTCTTGAATAATTGAATATTGTGGAAGACCACTCACAGGTGGAGGAGGAAACACTGAAGGCAGTGTTGCCGTGGTTGTAACCATTGCCATAAGAGGAACGGCTACTGTAAAGAAATTTTGCACTAGTTTTAATTGAACTCTACATCCCAATAGAGAAACCGCACTTCCCCTCTTTCAAGGGGGAATCTCCTGGGCTCTAAAATCATTATCACAGTCTCATAATAAGAATCATAATGAATGATTATTTATTATCTCACATTTCGTTAAGATAGTCAAGCGACATTACTTCATGACCTTTTACATTACCAATCCAGTCACTAATTTCAGAATATAGTGCATTAGCATCTTCATACTGACCTTTTGCACACAATTCATGCATTCTATCAACTACTGCATCAACTTGTTTCTGACACATCTTCTGCATTTGCATCGAATTCATAATAATCTTTTCTGAAGTATCTTGACAGGATGTTACTATTGTAGAATGCTGGGTCTCCGTTGTCAAGGGATTCAGTGAGGACATTGTTGACAAAGAGTTGTCTCGTCTCCTCATAATTAGTTTTGCCTGGTGTTTTATGTAACGACAAGATAACTCTAACAAAGTTTTCTCTGCCATACTTAACAATATCTTCTTTAAGCTCTGGACAAGACCCATAATAATTCTTCCAATCAGATTCTGATTTTACTTTTCTCTTCTTACCTTTTGGCGTTCTAAATTGCCACAGATACTTTCTGCCAATATATTGTTTTGAATTTATTTTATTTGTGATAAGATAAACAAATCCAAAGTTGTCTTGAATATCTTCTGATTCAAAGACCTTTCCTTGATATTTCCAAGGATTATCATAGCTCATATAAGTAAATCCTATAAGCTATTATTTATCCTTCAAACCTAACAGAGTGATTTTAATCACATTGAGGGTCTTTGTCAACCCATGCTCCTCTGATACCCATAACTCCTTCAGGGCACTCATAGTAAATAGAATCCTTCACGACCAACCTCTGAGTGTCAGAGAATCTTGGG